TGTTAGCAAAAACGCCGTAGATAGAGTTGAGCAGAATCTTGATAACATATTGGATAGTGTCAGCTCGTTCCATTTTAGCTTTACAGTCTTTGTGTTCATCGGTATCTGTTGTTAGTTTGCTTAATTTCTTTTTGTATTCAACATATTGGTTTTTGTTTGCAACTCGTTCGTTGTAAAGGCCGTCAATGAGAGAAGGTACAACGCCTTTTTTCTTCTGAGTATATAACACTCCGGCTTTAGATATAGCCAGTTTTTCCATTTCTACAAATTTCTCAAACTTAGTATTAGGTAATTTATACTCTTTACCACTCGTAAGGAGTAGCGTGGTAGAATCATTGTTCTTATTAACTATCTTACCGACTTTAGTCTCAGGAGAGATGTTAAGCGTAATAATAGTGTTCGGATATAGTGAATTAGCGTCATAGCTAACTATGGATGTCTTAAGACCACGCTCTGGCTCTCTAACATAACCACCTTCAATAGCTTCTCTCGTAGGACCTTCAACAAAGGTCGGTATAACCATACCATGCTTACGCGCTTCAAGTGCAACACAGCCAGTAACTATGGATACTTTACCGAGTGCACTTTCAAAGTTAGTGAGGCCTTTGTAAGCTAGCATACGAATGATCTTAAAGAACTGTAATTTGTTCTCCATTCGTACGAGTAGGTCGACGTCCTGGATATTGTAATCTACAAAGTTTTTCCAGTCCGTCTCTGAAAGAGTGGCAAGGTTAGTAGCGTTAATTGCGAGTTTACCTTCACCAAGCTCGTGCTGCGCTACAAAATTAAGAGCATAGGATTCAAGAAGTCCCCGTGCAAAACCTTTGTATACTTCAAGGTAGTCAATAGCAGAAATACCGTGAATATACCAACGGTCTAGTTCTTGCCCTTTTACAAAGATACCCTTACGGCACCATAGGCTCTTAAGAGGGGATAGTCTCTTAGCAGCGACTTCTCCAAGTAGATTCGTAATTCTGTTAATAAGGTACGGGAAGTCAAAGAAGTCCGTGTTCCAACCAGAAAGAATATCAGGGTAATAATCGTTTTCCCAGAATTCAAGAAACTTAGTTAAAAGGTCATGCTCACTGCTACATTCAGTATAGATTACATTTGTGCGGCTCGGAGTGTATGGATTTGTACCCCAAGTAAAAAACTTATTACTAATATTGTCATAGATAGTAATAAGGTTGATCGGGTGCTTAGCGTATTTAGCCTCGGGGAATTCATCGGGGCTAAAAACTTCAATATCTAAGAAACAGACCTTAATAGGTTGAGCTGCAAATTCAGGCTTATCGTATGTATCGTGGTAAGAATCAATAAGAAACTGCTGCTCAACCTGTATATTGTGATAAAGTCTCTTTATAGCTCCGTCTTGTGCAGCTCTGTTACGTTCAAAGCTATTAGCAAATTCTTTCTTTTTTAGACGAGTATTGAAAATAGAAAGCGCATCAGCTTTATCCAGGGCAGTTTCTACATAGAAATAAGGCCGGAAGGTCTTCTTTTTAATTACACGGTTACCAGATTCATCCCACGTAAAGAGATAGACATTACTTTCTCGAGAATTGTAATAGACGTTACGATACACAAGACTATTGTGTAAAATATTACAGAATAGTCAAGACGAAAAGTAAAGATTTACATGCTCTTGAATATGATCTTCTAGCCAATACTGGCACGCAGTTTTTCTAGCTTTATCCGATTCTGTCAAATAATACTGACGATTCGACATGAGCTTTTTGATCATATCATGCATCTCTTCAGGTGTACTAAACTTTAAGGATGCCATTTTGTAAGGCTCAAGATCTTGACAGATGCACGGTATTCCTAGCGCTCCAGCTTCAAGGTACTTAATGGGAGCCTTAGCTAAATTGAAGTTATTATTTTGTAGAGGTGCGATAGCAATATTTAAGTTTAAAGAATCAAACGTATATGCATACTGGAACAAAGGAGTCCAGGGTACATACTCAATTTCTCCTGCTTTAGCTAAATCTACTAACGGAAAAGGTATACCACCCATAAAAACCCATTTAAAATCTTTATACGTCTTACGTATCAGTGGAATAATCGGATCAATGTCATCTTGGGTATCTTTAAGTAAAGCGATATTTAAATGAGTTGGACTTCCGACATAACCAATACGTGGTCTTTTTTTATTCTTTTCGTAGTTTTCCGTAATTCTAGTTTTATTATAAAATCTGTCTATCCAAAATTTAGGCATGTAGTTTGGAATTATTTTACTTTGTACCTTAGTGCGCTCAGTATAATAATCTGCCATAAATTTGGTAGGGGTGGTTATGAAGTCACATAGCTTCATAATTTCTATAGCTGTTTGTTTGATTACAGGATCAACAAACGCTTCTCTAGCCTTATTATACATCGGTATATCTTCTGGAAAAATAACATCATCAATTTCGTAAAATATCTTAAATCCATTATTATTTGCAGTATGCCTGAGAAATTTGACAAATTCTAGCTGAGGCGGCGTGACCTGTCTTTGTATTCTTACAGACTTAATACCTTGATAATGGCGCGGGTCTGTAAGCATGAATGTTGAATTAGTCACAATACCGTGTTGGTGGGAGTTTATAATAGTTTCTGGCCAATGTATTCTCCAGAAACCGCAACCTCCGTGATCAGCAGCATAGCTGATGGCTCTTTTGTCTAGATTCGGAATATGAGGCGCATGCGCGGCTCCAGGCGCTATAGAAGGAATTGATCCAATATGACCAGGGATTGGAGCTCCAAAAGGAAGTTGAGGTGCTCCTAATACAAAATTATTAGTTATCATTAGTAAAATTAGTAGTTCTCGTAGTGGTACCGTTTTTCTTTTCTAAGAAGATAATTTCTCCATTTGTGCAGTATTTCATACTTTCTTTACGGTGTGATATTATATATATTGCCTCTTGGTACTTTTCAACTCTTTCTCTAAGAATGTCTAAGACAAGTTCAATGCCTTTTTCATCTAAAGAAGAATCCAAGAGCTCATCGAACATAGAAAGATTAAGCCAAACATTAGCTTGCGCTCTACGAATATCCTGAAATGTAAACAACATAGCTAAGTCTATTGCTTTACGCTCAGCCCCAGAAAAGTTAAAATAACTACATTCTATACCGCGTTCATTAGTAATAGTTTCTTCGAAAAACTCGTTAAACTTTACGACGCTGTTGCTTTCTAGTTTTTTCAAATAAAATGCTAAACGTAGATTAAGTACTTCAAGTATTTTTTTAACTATAAATGATTTTACCCCTTCCTCAGAAGTAATAAATTTTGCAGACTCGATTATGTCTAATTTTTGCTGTATAGAGGTAATTCTATCCTTGGTTTCATTTATTCTAATTTCTATATCTTTAATAATTCCACCAAACGTATTAGTTTCTGTATCTAGCTGGTCGATATCTACTTTAAGTTGTTCTTGCCATACTTTAAGCTGATTGATACGGCCTGTATAGTTTTCTGTCTCTTTTTTGCGTAAAACAAGACTGTTGAGCTTGGTATTGAGTTTAATCTGAGCATCATCTATACGCTCTATATAAACAAGTATGTTTTTATGCTCTGGAGTCTTTTCCCTAATAATCTTATTATGCTTCTCTATCTCGAGTTCGTATTCTTTTTTATCTTTTTCGTATTGTATATTATTAGCTTCTGCTAAATCTTTACCACAATGCGGGCACTTATTATCTATCTTCTTAAGTTTAGCAAGACTAGCGGTATTAACTTTTAAGTACGTAGTTGATTCAGTAATTGTTTTTTCTAGATCTTTACATTGTTTATGTAAATCCGCTCGAGCGTCAGTAATTTTTTCAATATCTTTCTCAATCTTACTTTTTGTAGCACTATCTACATTTTCAAGTTTAGCGAGTTTTTCTTCTAACAAAGCAATCTCATTACTATTATTGTTTTGTCTAGTTATTAATAATTGCTTACGCTTGTTACGGTTTTCTTCAAAACTATCTCTTTGCTTAATATTCTCGTTGTAGTTGCGTTCTATTTCATCGTGCTTCGAAGTCTCTAGATCAAACGCTCTCTTTGTATCATTAAAATCCTGTCTAGCAATAAGCAACATATTACTGAAGACTTCTAACCCTAGAATACCTTCGATAAATTTACGCTTTTCGACTTTTTTCTGAGCCATAAACGGCACAGTATTATTAATAGTCATTACTATACTATTCTGAAAAACTTCAGGAGAAGTTTTAATAATATCAATAATGTATTCGGTAGTCTGAGGTACACCTGATCGTGTTTTATCTTCGCCGTTTATATATAAAAAACACTTAGTAGGGTTAAGTGTACGTATGATTTTATAATCGGTTTTAGTATTGTTTTCATCGATACTAAACTCAATCACAACTTCACAAATATCATTTGCAAAGAGATTATTAACGATGTTTTCTTTTTTTAGATCTCGGATTGTAGAACCAAACAAGGCAAAATATACAGCATCTGCAACGGTGGATTTACCTACTCCGTTAGCTCTATCACTTTTATCGTAATTTTTGCCAGTAATAATATTAAGACCAGGCTTAAAATTAATTACAACAGGTTTCTTACCAACTGAAAGAAAATTAGTAATTTTTACCGTTTTAAAATGCACATACTGCATTACTTTATAATATAGGCAGTATTATTTTTTTCAAGTAATCTCGTTTCGTATTTTAAGCATTGCTTGCTTGATTGCCATCCACATATCTAAATACTTGTATGTAGAAAGCCGACCTATGAAAACAGTGTTTGTTTCTTTGTCTGCAAGTTCTTTGTATTTTGCATATATTAAATTACCTTCTCCAAACGGCATAGGGTAAAAAGGTATATTTTCAGTGGTGTGCAAAATTGAAAATTCCTTAGTAATAATTGTAGGGCCTTTATGATTTTCTGTAAAAAAACTGTGATCGTATATACGAGTATATGGCACTTCTTTTCTATTTTGATTATAAATAAAAGTATCAAATTTTTTATACGAAAATTCATGCAAAAAAGTTAAGGATCTGTAAGGCAACATACCGAATTTAAAATTAAAATATTCATCTATTTTGCCAGTATAAATGGTTAAATCGGTATTATATTTTTTCCATTCATTATTTTGTACACCGAGATGTACATTGATACCCTCCAGCATGTTAGACATCATATAAGTATACCCTTTACGTGGTATACATTGATACTTTTGCCCTTCAAACCAAGTTGGATCGTCGCAGTCTTTAGTTTTAGGTATGCGATTAGTTATAGTACTAGGTATATCTTCAAATTTTACCCCCCACTGCTTCTCAGAATAATCTTTAAAGATATATTTTATTATTTCTTCTTGAGAAAGTTCTCTACCTAATTCTTGTATAGTTTTTTTGCTATATGGCAAAGAAATAATGCCTAATTCTGTATTACCTTTAGGTTTTAAAGCAAAAGGAAGCCATTGAGTATACCGAGATAAAAAATTATAAACTTCATCGTCGTCTGTATGAAATATATGCGGGCCATAACTATGCATTATCGTACCAGCTACATTAGAATCATAGCAATTACCACCGATATGATTACGAGTTTCAAATATCTCTACGTCATGGCCTTTTTCTTTAAGTAAAATTGCAGAGACTATACCGGAAAGACCGCATCCAATTATTTTTATTTTCATTTATTAAATTAAATTATAATGTTTTGCTATATAATTCATTCTTGATGTGTCGCTATTAAAAACTGGTAATAAAGAAGGTATACGGTAATGATAAACTTTAAGCCCGGTTTCGTGCTGTTCTATCATGTTAGAGTCATTATTTTTATAAATACCGCCACTAGTGCGAATGCATTTACTTAGATCTAAATTATGTATACAGTTTATATATTTTATGTTTTGCAAATTGTGGATAGATTTACATCTACCTTGAAACCTACTTTCAAATCTATCTTTCTCGCTCCATAACGGCACAACATTAAAAATTTCTTCTACATTATTAATAAAAGCATCATAAGACGGAATCCATAGTCTTGTTTTGGTTTTAATAGAGCGTAGATAATCTTTTATATTAAGATGGTTTTCAGGCACAAGAAATTCGTCTATTTCTATAAATGCAACGTAAACGTCAGATTCATTTTTTAATTTTAAATACTCAATTCCACGATTCATTGAGTCTATAATATTAATATGGAGCAACGGCCCATATTTATCAGGGTGTGTTTCTGTATTACCGCTATTTGTGTTATAGACTTGTATATTACTATAGTTATTAATAATACTTAAAGAATTGTCTGTAGAATTAT